TTCTTTTTTGTGCATTGTTTTGGCTTGTTCAAATAATTTGTCTTTTTCTTTGTGGTACTCTTTCCAAGTAATTTGTCTAGTTTCAACCCAAAATTCCAATTGTTTAATTTTTGAGTCAAACCACTCTACTGCCGTCTGTTGTTTATTGTTTGTCATTTCCTTCTGTTTTTAAAAAATGTCCAAGCACACATACTTACCATTGCCCCTTTAATCCCAGGTTTGTTTTGTTGAAGTTCATATTGTGCATACTCAGTCGCAAATTCACACATAGCATGTATTTCCCTTTTTATGTACTTTTCAATCACTTCGTCTGGAATTTGTGCAGTATCACCGTATTTTCCACACTCAATTAAGAATTGCTCAATTAGTGTTTGTTTATTGTTTGTCATTGCTCACCTCCTCCGTAGGTTAATGGTACCTCAATTGGCTGTATACCATCTTTGATTAAGTCTTGGTCTGTTGTTAAGATGATTTTTTTAAAATATGAAAAATGATGATTACTTGAAGATAGCAAAGGTTTTGAAAAAAGATACTCTCCGTTTTTAGAATAAATACATTTTACAATTTCTAATTCATTAAAAATAACCCAATCTCCCTCTTTAATTTCTTCATCAGAAGTGATGTAGGTGTTTTTTGCAATTTGTTGTTTATTGTTTGTCATTGTTTGCCTCCTTCGTATGTTAATGGTACTTCAATTACTTGAACTCCGCAATGGTCTGCATTATCCCAAAAAGTTGAATCATCACAATTTAGAATCTCTAATAGATGCATTGCTTCTTCTTCCGTTGTTTCTTTGGTGTTGTAGATGATGAGAGTTCTTTTTTTACCAACGGGTTCCAAATTCATAAGATGTTTCTTAATCATTGATTCGTGAAATTTTTCTGGGTAATTTTTAAGGTAATCTCTAATCGCCTCAATAGTGTTTAGCAATTGTTCCTCTGTGTATAGTTTCATTTGTTACCTCCTCCGTAGGTTTCGTTGTTAAATTTTACATCAATTGTATATCTAACTATATTGCAATACTTACATTTTGCTTCATTAGAATTAGATGTTTTGCTTTTTTCAAAAACACAAATGTGTGTCTGTTGTTTATTGTTTGTCATTGTTTTTCTTTTTTAATAGTTCTCATTCAAATAATTGGCAAAGTCTTGAGCCCATTGCTCTTGCTCGTAGGTGGCAATCAATTCCTGGTCGAAGTATACTCGCCACTTGGGCACCATATTGACCCACGCCCGGATTACAACTGCTCTTTTTCTCATTAGTCAAACGATAAACCTTCTTCTTGAAGTATCTCATACAACTTATTTCGTGTATCCTTGAGCCCTTTATAGTACTCATCAGGCATAGTATCGGGGGCGTACTTGGTCTGAGCCCGTAAGTGCTGGTCTAATTCCCATGCTAGGTTGTACCACTTAGATGCTTTACTCATTAGGTCAAATTCTAATTGATCTTCGGGCAGAGAGAATTCAATAATTGCTTTCATATTGTTTTAGTTTCTTTTCAAGGCGTTCAATTTCTACCTTTAACTCGTCCACCTCTTTTTGAAGTTTGCGTAGCAAGGTCATTAGGGTTTGTACATCGTTGGGGCTCATAGCTGAATTTATGTTTGATTAAGTTTTCTGTGTACTCGTTAAAATTAGGTATCGGTCTATCGTACTCATAAACGTAAGGTTTGGCTTCTTGGATCATACTGTTTGGATTCCAAACGTTTCTGAATATTTTTACAAATAGTTTCTGTAGCATGGTAGATTAAAATGGGGGTTACAATTATAATACAAATGAATAAATAATTATTGAATTTTTCTGATTGCTTTGACATAATTTGGGTTTACAGGACTCATATCTTTCTTTCTACTCATCGCTATTTGACAATTCATATAAATCCAATCTCTTAATTTCAATGTATTTTTATGAGCTATGTTCAAATAAAAAACACCAGTTTTATGTTTATTTAATTTTACATCTGACATGTTTATTTCTTGTATTAATATAGTTTTAATTTTTTCTAAGATAGATTTTGTACCTACTATACTTGCACATAAAACATTTCTCTTATAATAAAAAGATCCATCTCCGTCTATAAATCCTCTAATAAAATGTCTATCTAATTCTTTGTTTATCTTAGGATAACATAAATTAGAAGTTTTTTTAGGACCTATACCTATTCTTTCCAAGTCTTCTTTTGTTTTTGCACTAGTAAATTGCATATAAACCATAGTCTTTCTTTTATAATCTACTCTCTTGTCTTCGTGTACACCTATAGTACCTGTAGAGCTAAGTTCTTTTTTAAACTCTTCTAGTAATTCTAAACCGTCTTCTTTGTTTAAACCCAGACTTATAGTATTTCTTTTCTCAGAAACATTACCGTCTGCAGCTATTAGACCTAAGAAATAAGCTTGTTTCTCTGTAGTTATGTTTTCAAAATAATTTTCATTAAATAATCTATGTTGGTCTGCATTAGAATATTTGATTAAATTTCTTCTTTTCAACAAAAAATAACAAGACCCGGGATATACGTCATATTTTTCATCTAATAATCTCGGTAGTTTTATTTGACCTGAGACATACAAGGAAATCATTTCTTCTTTTTGTTCGGCAGTTAATCTTTTCATAAGAACAAATATAAGCGTTACTTTCCATATTATTTTACTTTTCGTATAGATTTTACATAATCTTTGCTTTCGGCATATCGGCCATCAATATTACGGAGATAATTATCTTGAATGTGGATGTAACAATTGATGGCATCCTTCCATGTTTTATATTTAGCGTACACGCCATGTTTACCATCTACATACTTACACTTGTGGTAAGTGATGCCGAATGGGTTGCGGGCCTTACGAGCTACATGACTCTTGCAGAACCCACTCTCTACCTTAGCCTGTGCGATGCAGATATTGGGCAGGACGGCTCCTTGCTGTACTAAGTACTTGACCCACGCCTCCTCATTGATTGGAAGATCGTCTTCTGGTACTGAGACCCAATGCTTATAAATAATTCTGATATCTTCCTTTTTCTGAGCGAGAAAGAAGATTGAGATAACGAGTGTGGCGAAAATAAAGATGAGAGTTGCATACTTCCACTTCTCATTAACCACCTGTACATTCATGTCTTGATCTATTTTAATTTTCATATGATTAAATTATTGTTCTTTTCAAATTTCCATGTGTTCACTGCTGATTTCCAGTTCTTCATCTTATTCTTGCCGATCATCCATCCCTTACTCTCGTAGAAGTTGTGCCATTTCTCAGCGTTTCCCTTTGGGTCTCGGACCTTTATACTTTTAAGATACAGCTCGACCTCCTCAATAGTAGGCGGTTCAAATAGGGCTGTTCGTTTAAGCAGGAGAGCAATCTCTGGTTCCTTAACTTTCCATGCCGGCCCGTGTATACGTTCAAGCAGGTGCTCAAATACTATTTTGACATTTTTCTCCATACATTTTGATTATTGATTCAACTAATTTCTTCTCATATGTAAACCCCGGTGCACCATCCATCCACGTTCCTACAGTCTTAAGGGAGTGTATAATCGTAGAGTGATCTCGCATCCCCTGGATGATACCAATATCCTTCAATGTAATATTGGTGTACTCCTTCAAGCAGTACGCTGTTATCTGTCTCAGAGTAACGTGAGGTGTTGTTCTCTTCTTAGTGGCCATATACAAGTGGGGTGGTACACCTGTGATCTCCTCGATTGTTTCTAGTATAGATTCTAGTGATTGTCTATTCTGCTTGGTTAATAAGAGAGTAGATGGGATTACTACACACTTTGCTGATTGTGATGGCGTAGAACTTGCCTCCTTTATTTCCTTGTCGTTTTCCATTGATATCCTTTGCTATTTTGTTGTAACTAATTCCTTGTGCTCTGAGACCCATTATATATTGGACGGTCTCCATATCCTCCTTAACTACAATTAACTTTCCATCCTGATTACGAAAACCTAGGGGAGCATTAGCGCAGTATGTTTTTAAATTCTTTTTTAGATTGGCCTTAACTGAGCGTGTATGATCACCAGTAACATCCGATTGATACTCGGCAAAGACGGCCATCAGATTACGCATAGCCTTCCCAGATGACCCGCTCATCTCTGGCTCCTCGATAGAAAAGAATTTAACCTTCCTCTGTTCGAGTTCCGCCATGTGCACAATATTATCTTTAAGATTACGGGCGAAACGTGTCGAGTGCCATACGATAACAGCATCCACACCCCCCTTTCTTAGTCGACTAAACATGGCCTGGAAGCCCGGTCTCTTGGTATTTTTTCCACTATAACCCGCATCCTCATAAATATTTTCCAGAGAGAACCCTTTTGATTGGGCGTAATCTTGGATGCGTGCTATCTGATTATCCAAGGAAGTCCCCTTATCTGCTTGCATATCTGTCGATACACGAATGTAACCTACCGCTTTTTTGTACATGACATTATCCTTTCTAAGACCTTGTTTATTTCTAAATGGTGTTCTTCTGCATATGCATTGAGTAATCTATCGATCACGGGGTGAACAGCAACTGTTATCATGACCCTGTTTATATCTGTTTGTGCTTGCTTATAGTTCCTCATGTGTATTTGTATTTGGAACTCAAAAGCGTCTAGGGCTTCCCTCTCGCTACCGAAACGGTCAACCAGCTTTTGGTATTTCTTTTGACTTACAAAGAAGTCTTTATAAACAAGGTCTTCGGTCTCAGATATAAATTGTCTCATCTTCTACTAAATCAAAATAGCAGTCATACCCAAACTCCGTTGCGAGTCCCTGAGCCTCATCCTCATCATCTGTATTAACAAACCCTTCTATAGTAATGAAGGACTCAAGAGCATGAATCCATACCCAGATCTTATCCTTAAACTCCTCCTGCTCGTAAGCATTCATATAATCAAGGATACCATCTGTGATGAACTGCTCTATGTCAACCCCGTCTATCTCATTACGGATCTCCATAGGTAGTGTAACAGCGTACTGCTCCAATCGTTTGGTCTTGTCGAATAGGGGAGCTCTATACTCCCCATTATTAATTATCTGTTCAATCATATATCAATCGAGTTAAGGTGTGTTGAGATAATATGTCCAATAAAATCAATGATTTGATCCTCATTCTCCACGAGGGCATCATCCAGTGTACGCATACACCATTCTTCTGTTACTACAGCCCCATCGGGCAATTTCATCATTATATCTTCTGCTGTCCACATAAGGCATAATGGGAGGGCAATCTGATGCTCCTCTCTCAATTTGGTGATATAATATCCTAAGTCCATAATGTTTGTTTAGTGTTAGTTCTGTGTGCAAATATAGTATAAATAGGTAATAATCAAAATAATTTATCAATCTTTGTATACTCCAATGACCCCGGGATTTATCCACTGTGCGAAGTAGCCATTCTTCTCAAGGAAGGCATTGAACTCTGTGCTTACACCTAGATCGTAGTATGTGTAGTCCTCAGTCCAGTAATTGAACATATCGTATCCTCGTGAGTCCATGACTGGTTCCTCAGCTGAGATGGCGAAACAATCTGGAGAATTCTCAGTCCATCCATTGCCATCGGCAAAGATTAAAATATTGGGATACTTCTTTTGTAATGCTTTTATGAGAGTTTGTTTGTTCATAGTTCTATTAGATAAGGTTCTGGGATATATTGAATATGGAATTGTGGCAATGCGGTTTGTAAGGCTTTGACGTAATCGTCATGGTCATACCACGCATCGTTTACTCTCTCGTCAGTTATCATAGGAGTAAGTACACGTTCGATTGCATCTGCCGGGGCATCAGAGATAAGGAGTAGATCTTCTTCATCATAAGAGTTGACCTTAATTTGGAATACTTCTAAGTTTTTCATAGTTTATTGTTCGGTTAGATTAAAGATTATTTTAGACATATTTTTTGGCTTGGTATTACTAACAGATATTACATCTCTAGCCCAAGAACCAATTAAATCATTATGTTCTGTGCGATAGTCTCCACCCCCTCTACCATTACCTTCACAAGTCATAAGAGGCAAAGGATGAATTTTCCACCCATCAACTTCTGGTATTTCTTTTTTGTCTATGAATAAACCTTTTGAGTGATTAACAACATAACGATAGAAGTTTTCTTTGACCCATGGGCGAACCTTAGTCGAGTCCAAGCATCGATCGTGTACATTGGTCTTGCGTCTTTTACATTGATCAGCATAATCACCAGCCCATACGACTCTTTGGGGTGTCTCATCTAATAGAGTTTCAAAGGTTAATACGAATGGATTTTTAATCCAAGAGTGTTCCATTAGTTTTAATCCACTAGCATAATCGTGTGAATACATCCAATGTTTAATTGTTGTTTTGTTGTCATTCAAGATGACTGCATAATAATATTGTCCCATAGTTATTTTTATTTAGTTTCTGAGGTTAAACTGTTTTCGTGCATTCTTTCTGATACATAAGCTGACATAAGTTCGTATATCTCTGATACAATTGAATCGCCATAAGCATCGAAGAATTCATCTAGCAATTGTTTGCATCGAGCATCGGTGAGTTTTACATTTTGCTCGGGTGCTAATTTCCATTCGATGGCGTTTCTCATATCTTGTTGTGACCAGATAAGGCAATCGTCTGAGGCATGACCTGTCTCTGACATTAGTGTTTTAAATTCTGTAGTTATCATATGTTTTTAGATTTGTTAAATGC